AGCGGGGCGCGGCGGCGAAGGGCGCGGGAGGTGAGGAAACCGAGTCTCTTTCTCATGAGAAAACCCTTGAATTGATGCATATGGCCTGGGAGAAGTTTCCTCCCTTGCCTGATGCATGGATCGAGCGTCTTGAAAAGACACGCGGATGGTCCAGGAAGTGGATCGAGGTTCTCGATTTACGTCCTGAAATATGCCACCTGACAAAAAAGGGCGTTCTTGTTCCGGTGAAGACGCCGGAGAAGATTGCCATCCCGATCCGGGATATCCAGGGCAATCTTGCCAATATCCGCCTGTATCACGAGGGTGCGAAGCAGTATAAAATAATCTCTTTTGCAAATTCGACAGGATCATCGAGGCTGTTTCCACCGAAGCCATTTTTTGAAGATAAGCCAATCCTTCTCTGTGAGGGCGAAACTGACACGATCTGCGCCCTCAACCGTGGCTTCAACAGCATCACCCAGACATCAAAACTGAAGAACTGGCCAGACGAGCACCTGCAGCCATTCAAGGGCCGCGACGTGGTCATCGCCTATGACGCAGATGAGCCTGGGCAGAAATATGCACGTTTTGCGGCACAGGCGCTCACAGGCGTGGCAAAATCCATCCGGATGATACAATGGCCGTCCTTCATGGGAATCGACGATTCCGGGGCAATTCCCGCGAAAGGCGGGCAAGATCTGACGGACTTCTTTGTCCGCCATAAGAAAACAGCGGCGGATTTTCAAAAGCTCATTGATGAGGCCGTCTCCCCTGCCCCCGATATATCAAAGACGCTTTTGGATGATGCAGGCAATGTCATCGATGTTCGCGAATTTTATAACTTCGGCATCAATAATCGCTTTTCCTTCCGGCCGCGCCTCCTTGCGGAAAGAATCATTTCCGAAATACCGCTTCTGTCCGACCCGGAGACGGGACTGACATATTGCTGGAATGAAAAATACTGGGAAATTTACAACGAAGATCACCTCCGCAAGCGGGCGATCATGTATCTCGGCAGCGAATCTCAGCGCGACCGCATCCAGGATGCCATTTTCCAGGTCAAAATGCTTTCTACGCTGCCTCATGGGCGGCAGGTAAACGATAAAATCGACTGGGTGTGTCTCCAGAATTGCATGCTCAATCTCTATACCGATGAGATAAGGCCGCATGACAAGGAGTTTTATTTCACGAATATCCTGCCCGTCGAGTTCAATCCCGATTCTGAAAAAAGATGCGATCGTTTTGAAAAGTTCCTCGATACGAATATACAAACTCCGGAAGCAATTGCACAGCTCCAGGAGTTTACCGGTTATTGTATGGTCAGGCATGCCGATTATCAGAAATGTCTGTTTCTCCTCGGTCCGGGCGCGGACGGAAAAACAAAATACATGGAGATCCTGAACGAACTGATCGGCGGCGACAATTGTGCCGCTGTCAGCTTGTCCGAGATTGATGATCATTTTCAGCGGTCTGCGCTTTACAACAAGATGGTGAATATCTCCGGAGAGGTCGGTTCCAATTTTATCGATACAGAGTATTTTAAGAAGATAACAACCGGCGACAAGATCAACGCGGCATTCAAACACAAGGACGCATTTGATTTTAAGCCATTCTGCAAACTGATATTTGCCGGCAACATTTTGCCTCGCGTAAAGGACAACTCGGATGGTTATTTCCGTCGCATATTGCCCATTTCCTTCAAACGGCAATTCCTCGAGGATGATCCGGAGCGGGATCCGCACCTTCTGACTAAACTGAAGGCGGAGCTCTCAGAGATATTTTACTGGGGCTGGTGCGGGTTGAAAAGGCTCGTGAAGCAGGGACGATTTACGGATTGTGAAGAAACAAGGGAACTTCTTCTCGGATACCGAAGGTCAAACAATCCGATCCTCTGTTTTGTTGAAGATGAACTCGAAACGGGATCAGGTGACGATTTCGTTGTCGATAGGGTCGATTTGTTTGAACGGTATAAGGCATACTGCAAGGACGGCGGCTATATGTCTATGGCGAAGGAGAATTTTTTTCGCGAGCTTTATGCAGCAGTGAAAACTCTAAGTATCTATAGACCACGCAAGAATAACCCGGGCAGGAAAGAAAAGATCAAGGGCATACGTTTTAAACCGGATACTTCTATGGAGAATGACTCTAATGAATAGAGACTCGATAAATATTATCGGCGATGGATGTTTTTGCCCGCATCCCCGCACCCCTTTTGGATGTAAATCGGCCAAAAATGAAAATATTGGTGGGTTTTGGTCAGGGGTGGTCAGGGTGGAAAGCGACACCCCTGACCAAAATACCCTTGATTTTATTGGCTTGGTCAGGGTGGTCAGAGTGGTCAGGGGTCTTTTTACCTTATCGCACACACGCGCGCGTATGTATGTTTTTATATTCTTATCTACATTCATTCTGATTTTCCAATTCGATTTTATAGAAAACACCTCTGACCACCCTGACCATATTAATGATTACGCAGGCTTATACCCTGACCACCACCCCTGACCAGCTCTGACCACCCTGACCACTCTGATCGGGGAGATTGAATATGAATTTTGATAAATATAATCCATTAAAGAAAGTCGAGGACAAACTACAAATAGAAGATGGGGTGACTGAGATTGGATCCCGGCTGCGGGAAGCAGCTAATGTAGAGGAAACAACAAAACTTCAATCATGGAAGGACAGCGCCCCGGTAATACGTCTGTCTGAATATTTAAAGAAGCATAAGGATCGGGGCATAACACTGTATCAATCAAACGGCCGGCTTGCCCTGGTCTTTGATCCGGGCCTGAGTCGTGATGATTTTAAATCTGAACGTGGCCAGATCGCCAGGAACGCTTCATCTTTATTAATCGACGCTACCGATGATCTGAAATACCTGATCGACAACGGCCTGATTGATATTCCTATAAGAGCGGGTCCTTCCTGGGCCTCTGAATTATACGGATCAAAGACGCGCAAATAATCACTGCATTTGAGATAAAAAACCGGACGGAAGAATGGAACATACTCAAAACATTACAAAACCTCAATTAATATCGGGACGCTATCCCGTCGAGCCAGATAATGTATTGAAATCATTTAATGCGACCTTTTTGGATGAAGCTGCTTGCCGTACATGGATATTGAAAGGATTGCATGGTGATAATGCTCACTGCCCAGGCTGCGGCACCATAATACTTGATGCGAAAAGATTGCAGCATTTTTGGTCTGGAGAGAGACTTACTTGTCAGAACCAGCTACACTGTAAAAAACATTTCACTGCACTCACAGAAACGTTTTTCGCTCACTGCCATATGACATTCAGGGAAATGTTTTTGATGATGTTCCTTCTCGGTGCCGGCTTTAAAAATAAACTCATCGCAAAAATACTAAATGTAAGTCCGGAGAATATTCGTATATGGCGCAACAAATATAAATATCTGTCAAAGGGGGAACCGTTTTAATGGTCATAAAGATGATGAAAATTGATGATCTCATTCCGGCATCCTACAACCCGCGCAAGGATCTTAAGCCGGGTGATCAAGAATATGAAAATCTCAAACGGTCAATCAAAGAATTCGGATATGTTGACCCGATAATCTGGAATGAACAGACAGGGAATATCATCGGCGGGCATCAAAGGGTCAAGGTCATGAAGGATCTCGGCATGACAGAAGCCGAGGTATCCGTCGTTGATCTTCCCAACGAAAAAGAGAAGGTCCTCAATCTTGCCCTTAATAAAATCACCGGACAGTGGGACATGGCGCTCTTAAAAGAGCTCATCATTGAACTGGAGACCTACGATATCGACATCACCCTGACGGGATTCGATACCAGCGAGATAGAGGAGCTTCTCGATCCGGAAATCATTGAGGATGATTTCGACGCCAAGGCAGAAGCTGAGAAAATTACAGTCCCCGTTACAAAGCGGGGAGATATTTATCTTCTTGGCCGGCACAGGCTCATGTGTGGCGATTCTACATCGCATGAAGATGTGGAACAATTAATGGCAAATGAGAAGGCGAGGCTTATATTTACCGATCCGCCTTACGGTGTCGATTATAAATCTCCCGCGGGATATTCATACAACTCGACGAAATTCGGCGGCACAGGAGGAAAAATATTTAACGACAATCTGCCCCCGGAGGAGGGATTGGAATTTTATCGCAATGTATTAAAAAACCTCTACGTCTTTTCCACAGACGATGCAGCGATCTACTGGTGGTATGCCAATAAAAACGTGACCATTAACAGGACGGCATTTGAAGCAACGAAGTGGCATATGAGTCAGATTATTATCTGGCTGAAAAATTCTCCCATACTCTCACGGGGGCAGGACTATCACCGATGTTATGAGCCGTGCATGATGGGCTGGAAGAAGGGCAAGTCCCACTATACCAACAAGAGGATTAAAAATTATAGAGACGTATTCAGCCTGGATGTCCGCGGTTTTGAAGAACAGCTCGATGTCTGGTATCAGCGAAGGGACAATACCGCAAAATATCTTCACCCTACCCAGAAGCCCGTCCGGCTGGCGGAACGAGCCATCAAGAAAAACAGCCGGCAAAACGACATTGTCCTCGACGCATTCGGGGGATCAGGATCGACGTTAATCGCCTGCGAACAGATGGAGAGGATTTGTTATCTGATGGAGCTGGATCCCAAGTATTGCGATGTCATCGTGAAGCGTTATGAAATTTTTACCGGGAAGGGATCGGTGTTAATCGATCGGGAACGCAGAGGATCCGTCGAGGCGGAAAACTTTGGTGGGGTGATACCAGCAGAGGCGTCTGATTGATTCATAGGTGATAATACGATGCTCTTCGATGCTCATGATAGTTTCAATATTTCCGTAGATGGTAATGATTTTATCGCCCTCTTTCATGGTTGTTTCACCTCTCTTTTTGAAAGGAAATATATACTCTATGGGCGGTAAAGTCAAGATATATAATGAATAAATTCATATATATAATAGATTAACTGATAAATATCACGAGACCTGGAATTATGGCAAATCGACTTTTCATGAAACATCACATCCGCCTGTTGGTATGGAAAGACTTTTACGGATTGAAACCCTATCTGCCGGCGTTCAGCGCTCTCAGGCAAGAGCCAAAAGACAGTGAAGTGGCGGTATCCACGGCATGGCTTTACGGGTTCAAAAAACATTTCAAGAACAGTGATGACGTGAAGATGATTGTTGAAGCTCTGGCATCGCATTTCAGGTGTGACGTAATTTGTCCGGTGCCGCCCAGCACGCCGGAAGATCAGCCCAACAGCCTGCAGCGCCTCTTCGGGGATCCCATTCGACGCATAAAAGCCGCGGAGAGCCGTAAATACAATCATCAAAAGCAGCTGCCGGATGACTATGCAGAGACCTACGAAATCACTATCGCCAGGGGTGAACGCATCCTGCTTGTTGATGATATTTTAAGGACCGGCATAACCCTCGATCATTACCGGAAAGCTCTCAGTGATCTGGGGATGGCCGTTGTTCCCCTCGCCCTCGGCTTTTATTATAAACTCTATTTTCAGTATGGCGATTCGATCAGCATATTTACGGAAAAGTCGGAAATGGAAATGTCTTTGGAAAAAATGATTTTCGAGATTTAAGAAAGGGGAGCGGACAGTATTCTAAGGGAGCGCCAACTCCCAGAGAACCTGTGCAGACACACAGGGCGCAGAGCGCTACCATCCGCATGAGGCGTTTTTACCAGATACGGGGCCTTGTGTAAATGGGAAAGCAACCAACGAATATCAATGACATTAACTGGGATGATGCGGACAGCATACAGCGCGCCGCCATGGTATGGAGCGTGCTGCCTCCTTCCTCCGCGAAATCGATCAGGCGTATGGATCAGTCAAAGCTGAACAAATTACTGGAGGTTGCCGATCAGCAGGACCAGGTCAAACTGAAGATCCTTTATAATGCCGTCATCAATTGCATGCGGGACTACAAGGATGATCCGACGTCTCTCAAAATGAAGGACTGGAAGACGGCGGAATCTTCCCTGGAAACATTCATTGCTACGCTCTGGCGCGGGCATTTTGATGATGAACCGACCCTCTCAAATGCCCTGGCCATCGTCGAGTATCTTTCCGGGAAGGGATGGAAGATCAAAAAATCGACGGCCTATCAGCATATCAAGGAAGGGAAGCTCCGCGCAAAGAAAGATGGATATTTCAGCGTCAGTGACGTGGAACGTTATGCCGCCGCCTTTTTGAAACGAAAAGACGGGAAAACGGATGACCTGGTGAATGCCATTCAGCAGGAAAAGAGCCGGGCAGAGGTCGATAAATTAAAAGCCCAGGCGGACCATTGGACATTAAAGACGCAGGTCGCCAGGGGAATGTATGTTGAGAAGGCCGCTCTCGAGAGAGAACTTGCAATGCGGGCGGCGGTCTTTAAGAGTGATCAGGAGAATTTTATCCATGCCCGGGCCGGTGAGATCGTTCAGATTGTCATCGGAGATCCGGAAAAGATCCCCGACCTGATCGAGTTTATGCTCGATGCCTTTGCCAATTTCCTGGACCGGTATGCCGGTGACGGATCATTCACGATTCCGCTCCCCGCGACGGTAATGGCTGACGATATCGGCCCCGATGAAGAAGACGAGGAGGAACTATGAAAGTTGATGATGTCATGGGCTTGATTTTCAGAGAATTGAGAAAGGCAGAAAAAAAACATCCTGGATGGCCTGATGATAAAATTCATGCCGTTGGTATCGTTATTGAAGAGGCAGGAGAGGCAATGAGGGCCGCAATAGACATCACTTATTCTGTAGGATCGATGGAGGATTTAAAAATAGAACTTGCCCAGACCGGTGCTATGGCTATCCGGGCAATGATGAATCTTCCCGAGGATTAAACCATGATGCATCCGACCCACGTCATCCTCTATATCCTCGGCATTGCCGGCGTGATCCTCAACAATCACCGGCGGCGGGAATGCTTCTATGTATGGATTATTTCAAACGCGGGCTGGATGATCGTGGATTATCAAGCCGGGCTGTATGTCCAGGCGGGGCTTTTCGCTACATACTTGATCCTTGCCGCCCACGGGCTATGGAAATGGAGAAAAACACAATGAGAAAAAAGACAATTAAAGAGGGAGATTTTTGGATATGTAGATCACGGAGCCAGGAACTGCCATATAGTTCTATGTGGCTTTTTCGGGTCGTATTCAGCACAGAATTCGAGGGGGAAAAATATTATTTGTGCGTCAAGTATGATTTTAAAACAAAAAAACCCGCAATAGATTTTGATAATCCTTCCGCTAATGCTCCACAGGCGTATTGGTTTGATTGCGAAGGGGAAGAAGTGAATTTATGTTTTAGCTCCACTTTGAAGTTTTATTTTTACCGAAAAAGCCAAGCTAAAATCAAGTAACTATGATGAACGCTGCCGCCCACAACATCATTGTTCCGCCTCCGCTGCTGCCGGACTCTTTCACCTTTTACCCGGGCGAACGGCTGGTATTCAAAAAAAAAGAGAAGCTTCTGGTCTCAGAGTGGGCGGAGAGGAATATTGTCATCACCGACGGGCCCATGCGCGGCCCATGGCGCAATGAAGTTACGCCCTACACGATCGGCCCGCAGAATTCCTGGAACGTTCCCCACATCCGGAAGATTTTCCTCTGCTGGGCGCCGCAGACGGCCAAGACCCGCATCGCATTCAACTGCATGGCATACGCCATCGAACATGAGTCCCGATCCGTCATGTACGCCGGTCCCGACGAGAAGGTGACGAAACGGATCAACAAGCGCCGTATCATTCCCATGTTCAAACAGTCGCCGCGCCTCGCCGCGATCATGAGTCCCTGGAAAGACGACACGACGATCACGTCCATTAAATTTACGAACGGCGCGGACCTCATGATTGTATGGGCCACGTCGGCGGCAGAGCTGAGTTCCGAATCCGTGCCGGTCCTCATCCTCGATGAGCGGGACAAATTCCCGGAGTTTTCCGGCAAGGAAGCCGATCCGGGATCCCTGGGCGAGATCAGGACCACCGCGTTCCCCTATACGTCGAAGATCCTGGAACTGTCGACGCCGAACCTGGAAACGGGAATCGTCGCCGACATCGAGGCGGAGGCCGACATTGTATATCACTATGAGGCGCAATGTCCGGTGTGTTCGGCATTTCAGAAAATGGAATTCGATAACATCACCTGGCCGAAGGATACAAGGGATCCCCGGGAGATATTCAGGAACAAGCTGGCTCACTATCAATGTAGAATATGCGGGATGCACTGGGATGACTACATGAGAAACAAGGCTGTCCTCAACGGCCTCAAAAATCCGGCATCGTTCTACGGCTGGGTTCCGGATAAATCACTCGAGCGGCCGAATGTCGTCGCCTTCCACCTCCCGTCCTGGTATTCGCCGTTTGTGAGCCTTTCGCGCGTCGCCGCCGTTTTTCTGCGCGGCCAGGATGATCCGAAAAAGCTCATGGTCTTCATCACTCAGCACAAGGCCGAGGCATGGAAAGAAACAATCATCCCCAAAAAAGAAAGCGGCATCCTTGAGCATAAGGCAGATATTCCGCCGGGGATCGTGCCCTCCTGGGCGATCGCCCTTACCGCGTTCATCGACGTCCAGAAGCACGGCTTCTGGTTCATCGTTCGCGCCTGGGCGGCAAATTTGGACAGTCATCTTGTACACTATGGATACCTGACGACCTTTGCTGACGTGGAGACGCTGATCTATGACACAAAATATCCGATTGAGGGATCGGACAGGGCAATGGGGATCTGGCGCGCGGGCATCGATACGGGCGGCGGCGAGACGGAAAGCAGCGAATGGACGCGGACCGAAGAGATTTATGAGTGGCTGCGGAAACAGAATGAGCGGCAGATGCTTCTGAATCGACCCTTTGTGGTCTTCGGAACGAAGGGCGCGAGCCATACCAGGACGCTCGACCTGAAACGCATCAAGATCAGCCGGATCGACACCTTTCCCAGGAGCAATAAGCCCATACCGGGCGGCCTGGAAATCCGCCTCCTCGACACCGCTCAATATAAGGGCCTGATCCACTGGCGCCTGGAACGCAAGGAAGGCGAGTCGCAGAGATTCTTTCTCCATGCGGAGACAGGCGAGGACTACGCGAGGCAGCTTCTCGCAGAAGAGTTATGCAAAGACCGGAAGGGCAAGCAATATTGGAAGCGGGTTCGCCGGGACAATCACTATCTGGACTGCGAGGTCGGGGCCGCGGCCTGTGCCGACAGGGAATGGCTGCCTTCCCTGCAGATGATGGCGGAATATCTGAAACAGGAAATTGTTCAGGAGCCAAAGACCGGCGAAACCAAACCTCAGGTTGCGCGGTCGAAATGGATGACGACGAAATGAAAGCATATCTTAAACATGATATCGCTCGCATTCTTGGCCGTAATTATAAAACCATTCAATCATGGGTAGATAAAGGAATTATTGTTCCTGAAATCCGGCGGAGCAGCGGGAGAGGAAATGTCCGCATATATGGAGAGCAAAACCTGCTTCATTTTGCCATGACAGATATACTACTAAAAAGAAAAATATCCATTAGGGATACGAAGTTCATAATAAATGCATTGAAAAAAAGAAAACCTGTCTGGGAAGGTCAATATGCGCTTTGGTTTAGGAAAGTCATAAGTGTTTGCGTGCTTACCGGTGACGATGTTACAAGTTGGGAAATAATTGATGAAAGCGATGATATTACCTTTTACAGTGATTTTGTGATGGAGTTGAAATTATATTTGAATAACATTCTTGATGATGCACAGGGTATTATCAAGAAATATGGATGACGCCGAAATAAAAAGATATTTTGATGGAAAAAGATAAAGATAGATATATCACTGTCCAGTTTGTCGCCGAGATACTGAGTTGTACGGAAAAGCATATCTATTTTCTCATTCAAGAAGGATCTCTGCAAAGTATTAAAATTGGTAACAGGGCAGTCAGAATATCGGAGAAATCCCTCCGGGATTTTATTGAAAAGAACAAAGTTAATCCGGATGATTTTTTTGATCCCGAAAGAGAAGAAAATAAAGACATCCGCGCTAACCAGTCGGTCGTCAAGTCAAAGTGGATGCAAAAATAAAGTCTCCTGTATAAATAATCTATTGATTCTCTAAAAGTATAATATAATATTAAAAATGAGGTATAGCTTCCTCCACAAACTGCCATCTTTGTTTTTGATTGTAGATTTCATATAGAAATCGTGATAATCAAAGCGTATATAAAGCCGCAGATTAAATTTCATAAACCCTTTAACATTGCGCGTGAGGGTACTATGGTCTGATTACTAAAACCCTGTTTCTCAGAATAGAGCCGGGTTTTTTTGTTTTGCTTGCAACTCTTGAGTCACTTAATCCGAAAGTAGCGATTCTAGTTAATATAGAAGTGGATAAACATGAAATCAGGTATATGTATTTTGCTTTACCACGCGTTTATTACAGGCTGTGATAGGATGGATTAGATCACGTGATCACGAAGATTAAACGCCTTAAGATAATTGGCAAATTCTACGACTTTTCGGGGACGGAGAATGCCCTCGAATGGCGGAGGAATACCTTTGTCTTCGCTCCGAACGCTTATGGCAAGTCAACCCTTGTCAATGTTCTCCGCTCTCTACGCGACAACGACCCGAAACTGATGCGCGCCCGCAAGACCCTAGGCGCAACTGGCTCGCCACAAGCAGTCATCGTAATCGACGGGATGAACCATTGCTTCGACGGACGCTGGGACAAGTCATTTGCCTCAATCAAGATTTTTGACGCTCCCTTCATCCAAGCCAACATCCTTGCGCATGAGATCGTCCACGAACACAAGAAGAACATTCACAAGATTATTATCGGCGCTCAAGGAATTAAACTGGCCGACGAATTTGCGGCGCTGAAGACAAAGGAAAAGGCCAAAAGTCAGGATGTTGCCAAGCTGACCGAGCAATTCACACGGAGCCGCTTCACCTTACCGCTGGATGCATTCCTTGCTATGCCTCCGGCAAAGGAAGCTACGATCGGCGAACGCATTCAGGAACTGGAAAAGGACATTAAGTCCAAAGAATCCGAAACAGTTGTTCGAGGTTTTGGCTTCACTGTTCAAGCAACCTCTCCCTCATTCGATCTATCGACAGCGAAGTCACTTGCCACCAAGATACTGGCTGCGGTCAACGAAGTCACCCAAAAGAAGGTTCTTGCCCACATTGACAGAAATTTCAAGGACAAGAATCAGGCGAGACAGTTCATCAGGCAGGGACTAGATCTGCTTCACGCGGATTGCCCTTTCTGCGGCCAAGACCTCAGGAACGCTGCCGACCTGTTGAAAGCATACAGGGAGCTTTTCGATGAGGCATTTCGCGTCTATCAGCAGAGCCTTTCTCAGGAAGTGTCCTCCCTGAGGAATTGGAATCTCGACAACGCCCTGACGGTGCTGGTCTCGACTCACAATGCGAACCTTGCCACGTTACGCCAGTGGGACCCGTACCTTGGCGCAATCGTTTTGCCTGATGTCGCTAGCACGGTGGAGAATTGCCGGTCTAATCTTGTCGAATTGAAAGGCACCGTTCTCTCAGAACTGGAGAAGAAGCAGAAAGACCCACATGCCGATGCCGACCTGTCCCAGTTTGACGCACTGTCGTCTCAACTTGCCGCATTGAAGACCGCGGTAGAGGAATACAACGCTGCGGTTACCACTTTTTCCGAGAAGGCCAAGCAGTACGTTGCAAATCTCCCAAACGCGGACGTTCCTTCAATTCGGGCAGCACTCGTGATGGCACAAGAAATCAAGAAACGATTCGCGCCGGAATGGAAGAAGTGGGCAACAGACTACAAGGCCGCCAATAAGGACGCGCTCGATCTCATGACGCAGAAGGATGAGAAGCAAAAGGAGCTTGAAGACTACAGCACGACCATTTTCGATATGTACCAGAAACGCATCAATGAATTTCTCGTCACCCTCGGAACTGACTTCGCCATCACCGGCTTGATTGGCAAGACTGACGAGCGGGCAAACGAGGGTTACAGCGATTTCGGCTTTCTAATTCTGGAACAAACAGTCCCTCTGACAGCTCGCCAAGATGACGCACCGTGCTTCAAGAATACGCTAAGCGAGGGTGATAAAAGCACCTTCGCATTTGCGTTCTTCATCGCGGCACTGGAGAAGACGCCGGAACTTCACAAGCAAATCATCATCTTTGACGATCCGCTTTCCAGCCTGGACGAAACCCGGCGCGAAGCGACAGCTCGCCTGCTGCTGGCTCTGTCGCCTGCCGTGAATCAACTCAACGTATACACGCACAAGAAGGATTTCCTATACATGCTCTGCGACAAAATGCCGGACAGCAAGACACTCCGAGTTCGTTTTGACAAGAAAAACGGGAGTCGGCTCGAACCGTTTGATGTGGAACATGACCGCAAAGGAGAGTACATCCACATGATCGAAGACATGGAGCGATACGTTGGGGAGGATTTTGGCCCGACCCCTGAAACGATGCAGGGTAACATTCGGAAGGTGTTTGAGGTTGTTTTGAAGACCAAGTACTATCTCGTTTTAGCAGATGACATCAAACAGAAGAAAGGATTCGCGAAGCTTCTTGAAAAGCTTTTTCGCGCAGGAATCCTCGATATAGACCTGCAACAGAGACTGTTCGACCTGTGCAACGTGACAAACGGTCCACATCACGGCCAGATTGTGGATGCCCCGTCGAAGAAACTGACGCGTGATGAGCTCATCCCATTAATAAATGAGGCTTTTGGTCTGCTGGAAAGGGTCTGATGTGGATGTCAGTAAGTAATCAATGAACTATATGTAAGTGCAGCGATACGATGACAACAGACAACAAGGTCGTTTTATTTGCAGATATCCTTGGATTTGCAGCATTAACGGAGTCATACCCTCTTGACGTTGATCGTTGCAGGGCAGGCGATAGACCAATTCCATACGAATTTGATGAGATATTTGAAGTATCGCGCGACCAATTGGCCCGCACCTTCTCAG